ATGTTCGCGAAAATCGTTGAAATCAGTACCGTCGACGGCTGGGACGAGACCTATGTCGAGGTCGAGTTCTGGGACGATGAGGCCAGCTACCGGCGCGGCGAGCCGCCGGTGTTGCTGAACAGTTTCATCATGCAGCTGCGCGCGGCCGGGCATGGCCCGGTGCAGCGCGCCGACGGGCGCTATGAAGCGGAAGACGGCAGCTTTCACAGCAAGGCGGACCTGCAGGCGATGCAGCCCGAGGCGCGGCCGCGGCTGAAGCGCGAGACGAAGGCCATTGATGTCGGCGCGCGGATCCGCGCCAACATCGAGGCCTATGCCGCCCGGGCCACGGCCAGGGGCGAACGCGGCGACAAGCGCGACCGGACGGTGAAGCGGTCGGCCCGGCGCGACCCGCATGGCGTGCTGGCGCGCGACGATGTGAAGACGCTGGGCAGATCGACTTTCAGGCCGAGGACGCGCTGATGCCGACACTGAATCTGCAGGTGAGCTCCGGTGCGGACGACGGGGACACCGGGGAGGGCGCCTTCTCAAACTCAGATTCGGATTGCTGGGTCGGCCGCACCTGGTCGGACTGGGACAGCTTCTTTCGCTTTACCGGCGTTTCCGGGTTGTCCGGTGCCACGATCAACTCGGCCGACTTTATCGTCAGAAACTTCTGGGAGGGTCCCGATCACGTGCGGGACTTCCGCATCTATGCCGACGACAGCGCCGCGCCGACGGCGCCGACCGACGCTGCTTCGCATAGCGGCAAGACGCGCACGACCGCGTACACGGACGTAACGGGGCCCGCGACGCCATTTTGGGCGGAGGGCGTGAGCTACACCTTCAGCGTGACCAGCGTCATTCAGGAGCTGGCAGACAGCTACGATCCATCGGCGATCCAGATCCTGTTCGACAATGACGCCTCGGCAAACTACGGCAATGTGCGGTGGTGGGCATACGACGGCGACTCAGCTTCCGCTGCCAAACTCGACATCGACTACACGGCCGGCGGCGGCGGCACCGCCGTGCCCGTGTTCGCGCACCACTACCGCAGAATGAAGGCGGCCTAGATGCAGTTTTTGAAACAGAGCACGGCCAGCCAGAGCGTGCTGATCGGCCCGTTCGTCGACAGCACCGATGGCGTGACCGCGGAAACCGCCCTGACGATCGCCGCGGCGGACGTCCGGCTGTCGAAGAACGGCGGCAACATCGTCGCCAAGAATTCCGGCGGCGGCACGCACGATGAAATCGGCTACTACACCGTCACCCTGGATGCGACCGACACCAACACGGTCGGCCGGCTGCAGCTGATGGTGAACGAGAGCGGCGCACTGCCGGTCTATCACGAGTTCACGGTGCTGGAAGAAAACGTCTATGACGCGCTGTTCGGGTCGGGCGCCGATGCCTTCGACGCCAGCGCGCGGGTCAAGGGCATCGCCGGCACGACGAACACGCTCGACGGGCTGAACGACGTCAGCGCCGCCGACGTCAACGCGCAGTGCGATGCGGCGATCGAGACCTATGGCCTCGATCATCTGTTGTCGGCCAGCGTCACCGGCACCGACGTCGCCAACAACTCTGTGATCGCGCGGCTGGTGGCCTCCGGCGCGACGGCGGACTGGGACACCTTCGACAACACCACCGACAGCCTGCAGGCCCTGGCCGACAGCGGCGGCGGCGGGCCGACGGCGGCGCAGATCGCCGATGCGGTGTGGGACGAGGCGACCACGGGCCACACCACGGCGGGCACGTTCGGCGAACAGGTCAAGACCGACATCGACGCCATTCTGAGCGACACCGGCACGACGATCCCGAGCCAGATTTCGGGGCTGAACGACCCGACCGCCGCGGCCGTTGCCGATGCGGTGTGGGACGAGGCGCAGGCGGGCCATGTCGCCGCCGGCAGCTTCGGCGAGATGGCGAGCGAGATCGCGTCGATCCTGGCCGACACCAACGAACTGCAGACCGACGACGTGCCGGGCCTGATCGCGGCGCTGAACGACCCGGCGGCCTCGGCCATTGCCGATGCGGTGCTGGATGAAGTGGTGGAAGACAGCTACACGCTGCGCCAGCTCATGCGGCTGTTCGCCTCGGCGCTGCTGGGGCAACTGTCGGGCGCGGCGACGGCGACCAACACCTTCCGCGACCTGGCGAACAGCAAGAACCGGATCACCGCCACGGTCGACGGCGACGGCAACCGCACCGCGGTGTCGCTGGACGGCACCTGATGTTTTCCGCCCGCTTCTTCAACGCCCGGCACTGGCTGGCCCGGTTCTGGGCGGCGACCGGGGTGACCCCGGTGGTGGCGATCGATGAACGCTATGCGGTCACCGTGCTGCCATCCGACCGCGCCGCGCGCGCCCTGCCGACGCGGCGGGATGCGGCGGCCGTTCCGACGATCCGCGATGTGAGGGTATTCTAATGGCCGACGTGTCTCCCCGGCGCACCGACGACGTGACGCCGGGCACCATCGCTGACTTCACCTTCCGCTGGGACCGCTGGCTCGGCAGCGGGCGCACGCTGACGTCGGCGGTCTATTCCATCCTGCCGACCGGCCCGACCATCGGCGCCACCGTGCTGTCGCAGGGCAACACCTATGCCACCGCCGAAGTCAGCGGCTGCACCAAGGGCACGCGCTATGTGCTGTCGTGCCTGGCGACGGCGAGCGACGGTAAGGCGGAAGAGGGCCGGGTGGAATTCTACTGCCGCGACGACGGCGAAACCTGATGGGCCGGCCGACGAAATACACGGCGAAGCTGGCCGACGACATCTGCACGCGGATCGCCAATGGCGAAAACCTGCGGCGGATTTGCGCCGACGAGGGCTATCCGGCGCGCTCCAGCGTCATGTCGTGGCTGGCCTCGTCGAACAAGACCTACGCCGGTTTCCGCGAGCAGTATGCGCGGGCGATGAGCCTGCGCGCCGACTACTGGGCCGACGAGATCATCGAGATCGCCGACGACGGCACGAACGACTGGGTGCCGCGCAAGCGCGCCGGCGGGGCGAGCGATGCGGTGCTGAACCACGAGCACGTCACCCGCTCGCGGCTGCGCGTCGACACCCGCAAATGGCTGATGGCCCGGATGGAGCCGAAGAAATACGGCGACCGGGTGCAGAACGAGCTGTCCGGCACACTCGGCGTGCAGAAGATCGAACGGACCATCGTTGACCCGCACGCTGCAGATCCGGACGGCTAGGGCGTTCCTGCCGCTGCTGACGCCGGCGCGCTACAAGGGCGCCTATGGCGGGCGCGGCTCGGGCAAGTCGCACTTCTTCGCCGAGATGGGCATCGAGCGCTGCGTGCTGATGCCGGGCACGCGCATCGTCTGCGTGCGCGAAGTGCAGAAGTCTTTGAAGGACTCGGTCAAGCTGCTGATGGAAGACAAGATCCGCGCCTTCGGCGTCGGCGACGACTTCCGCGTGCAGAACGACGTCATCGTGACGCCGGGCAAGGGCGTGGTGCTGTTCCAGGGCATGCAGGACCACACGGCGGAAAGCATCAAGTCGCTGGAAGGCTTCGACATCGCCTATGTCGAGGAGGCGCAGACGATGACGGCGCGCAGCCTGGAGCTGTTGCGTCCGACGATCCGCAAGCCGGGCTCGGAACTCTGGTTCTCCTGGAACCCGCGCAACGCCAGCGACCCGGTCGACGCGCTGCTGCGCGGGCCGAACCCGCCGAAGGATGCGGCGGTGGTCCGCGCGACCTACCGCGACAACCCGTTCTTTCCGGACGTGCTGGAACAGGAGCGGCTCTACGACCAGACCCACGTGCCCGACCGCTACGGTCATATCTGGCTCGGCGAGTACGAGCCGGTCGCGGTCGGCGCGATCTGGACGCGGCAGATCATTCAGGAAGGCCGGCGCGCCGAAGCGCCCGACATGGAGCGCATCGTGATCGCCGTCGACCCGGCGGTGTCGGCGGCAACCGGCAGCAACGAACACGGCATTATCGCCGCCGGCCTCGGCGCCGACGGCCGCGGCTACCTGCTGGACGACGCCACGCGCAGCGGTTCGCCGCAGCAGTGGGCGGAGCGGGCGGTCGCGCTCTACGACCTGTACGAGGCCGACGCGATCGTCGTGGAGGTGAACCAGGGCGGCGACATGGTGAAGCACACGCTGAAGACGGTCCGCCCGAACCTGCCGATCCGGGAAGTCCGCGCGACGCGCGGCAAGCACGTGCGGGCGGAGCCGATCGCGGCGCTGTACAGCACCGGCAGGATTTCCCATGTCGGCAGCTTTCCCGAACTGGAGGGCCAGATGTGCCAGGTCACCGCCGCCGGTTACGAGGGCGAGGGCAGCCCCGACCGGGTCGATGCCATGGTCTGGGCCTTCAGCGAACTGTTCCCGCGGCTGACCAAGGGCCGGCGGGATTTGTCGAAACTGTCGGCCGCCGGCGGCCGGCGCCGTAGCCGTTCAAGCGGATGGTTGGGACACTGATGGACGATATTCTTGCACATACCGATCTGCTGGACGAAGCCCGCAGCCGGTACGAAGACGGTGAGAACTACGACCGCGAGAACCGTGAGAACGCGTTCGAGGATCTGAAGTTCCGCGCCGGCGAGCAATGGCCCGATACCATCGCGCAGGAGCGCGTGGAAGACGATCGGCCGATGCTGACGATCAACCGGCTGCCGACGATCATCAACCAGATCACCGGCGATGCCCGGGTCAACCGGCCGTCGATCAAGGTGCGGCCGTCGGACGACAAGAGCGACCCGGCGCTGGCCGAGGTGTTCACCGGGCTGATCCGCAGCATCGAGAACGCCTCGGAGGCGTCGACCGCCTATATCCATGCGCTGGACTGCGCGGCGACCTGCGGCATCGGCCACTGGCGGGTGCTGACCAGGTTCACCGACGACGACATGTTCGAGCAGGACCTGCTGATCCGGCCGATCAGGAACCCGCTGGCCGTGGTCTGGGACCCGGGCGCGCAGCTGATGACGCGCGAGGATGCGCGCTGGTGCTTCGTCGTCGACCTGCTGACCAAGGAGCGGTTCCGCGAGCTCTACCCCGACGCGCGGTACGCCGATTTCGAGTTCGAGGACCTGCCGGACTACCTGCACGGTTGGTACCGCAACGAGCATGTCCGGGTGGCGGAATACTGGCGCAAGGTCGACGTGACCCGGACGCTGGCGCAGCTGCAGAACGGCGCGGTCGTCGACATCACCGACAAGAGCCCGGAAGTGCTGTCGACCCTGCCGATCCACCGCGAGCGCAAGGTGCAGTCGCACAAGGTCGAGCAGTATGTCGTGTCCGGCGCCGAGGTGCTGAACGGACCGAACGAGTGGGCCGGCAAGCATATTCCCATCGTGCCGGTGATCGGCGAGGAGATCGCGGTCGGCGACCGGGTGGTGCGGCACGGCATCGTGCGCCACGCGAAAGACCCGCAGCGCATGTACAACTACTGGATCACGGCGCAGGCCGAGTTCACCGCGCTGCAGCCGAAGGCGCCGTACAAGCTGACGCCGACGCAGATCGAGGGCCACGAGGCCGACTGGCGCGAGGCCAACGTCCGCAACTTCCCCTACCTGCTGTACAATCCGGACGAGATGGCACCGCCGCCGCAGCGCGAGCCGCCGCCGATGGCGAGCGCGGCGATGGACCGGCAGGCGATGATCGCCGCCGACGACATGAAGGCGACGACCGGCGTGTTCGACGCCGCGATGGGCGCGCGGTCGAACGAGACCAGCGGCCGGGCGATCCGCGCCCGCGAACAGCAGAGCGACACGGCGACCGCGGTCTATCCTGGCAACATGGCCCGCGCGGTCGGCCATACCGGGCGCATCCTGGTCGACCTCATTCCGAAGATCTTCGACACCCAGCGCACGGTGCGCCTGTTGAACGAGGACGACACCGAGGGCTTCGCCCAGGTCAACACGGTGGTCACCGGGCCGGACGGCCCCGTCGTGTTCAACGACCTGACGGTGGGCCGCTACGACGTGGTGGTGCTGACCGGGCCGAGCTTCAACACCCGGCGGATCGAGGCGGTCGAGGGCATGCTGGGCTTCATCCAGGCGTTCCCGCAGTCGGGCGCGCTGATCGCCGACCTGATCGCCAAGAACCAGGACTGGCCCGGCGCCGACAAGATCGCCGAACGGCTGCGCTTCATGCTGCCGCCGGAACTGCGCGACGACAACGACGGGCAGCCGCCGGCGCCGGAACCGCCCGATCCGGCGGTGGCGGCGAAGATGGCCGAGATGATGGCGAAGATCGAAAAGCTCAACGCCGAAACGCAGGGCAAGGAACTGGAGAACGCCGAGAAACAGCTCGGCATTGCGATGGCCGGCGGCCTGGACGCCGCGGTGCGGCAGATCGTGATGCAGGTGATCGGCGAGGCGCTGGCCCAACCCGCCGGCCCAGCAACGGGCGGCCCGCCGCAAGGCGCGCCCCCGCTGCAACCGGCGATGCCGCTGCCGTAACAGGCCGGCCATCGCTGCACCGACAGGCTCGCCCGTGGCGGGCCTTTTTCATGCCCGAGCGGCAGGGCCGATGCCGCGACCATCCGCACCTATGAGGTAGCGCTATGAGTGACGACACCCAGAACACAGACCTGGATGCCGAGGCGGTCGAGCAGGCGCGTGCGCCGTTGCCCGACGAACATGCCGAACAGGCACAACAGGTCGCGCCCGAGTGGCAGGACGATGACACGGCGGCAGCCGCCGGCGGCGACGAGGACGCCGAAATGGCTGCGGACGGTGACGACGATGCCACCGCGGACGGCCGGCCCAGGGCAAAGCGCAAGGGCCGGGTCCAGAAGCGCATCGGCGATCTGACCAGGAGAGCGCGAGACGCCGAACGCGACGCCGACTACTGGCGTGGCGTGGCGCAGGGCCGTGTCGCCGACACGGACTACGGGGTGAGCGACGATCAGCGCATGGAAGAGGCAGCGGCCTTGGCGCAGGCGCAGGTATTCGCACAGCGCGTCGACGCCGCGCGCCACCGGTTCGACGATTTCGACGCGGTGGCGTTTGCCGAAGACCTGCCGGTGTCGGAGGTCATGGCGGCCGTCATCCAGGCGTCCGAACATGGCCCGGACATCGCCTACCACCTCGGGTCCCACCCGCACGACGCAGCGCGCATCGCCGCGCTGGACCCGCTCTCCGCGGCAAATGAACTGGGGCGGATCGAAGCCGGTCTGGCGATGCCCGCCCCGAGACGCACAACGTCCGCGCCGTACCCGGTGTCGACCGTCGGCAGCGGGGGCGAGGCCCCCATGCCGAACCTCGATAGCCTGCCGATGGAGGAATACACCGCCCTTCGGCAGTCGGGGAAGCTCCGGTAACGCGCGGCCCGATAGGGATCTAGAGGAATGGTTCAGTCACTGCTGACGCCAACCATCATCGCCAAGGAGGCGCTGATGCAGTTGGAAAACAACCTGGCGATGGGCAAATGCGTGCACCGCGACTATCGCAAGGAGTTCGTGAAGATCGGCGAGTCGGTGAGTATCCGCAAGCCGGTGAAGTTCGAGGCGTCCGACGGCGTCACCCTGGTGAACCAGGACGTCGAGGAAGCCAGCACGTCGATCACCATCGACAAGCGCAAGCATGTCGCCTGGAAGTTCACCTCGGCGGATATGACGCTGAAGATCGACGAGTACAGCGAGCGCTACATCAAGCCGGCGATGATCACGCTGGCCAACACGGTCGACCAGGATCTGTGCGGGCTCTACGCCAACGTATGGAACTGGGTCGGCACGCCGGGCCAGACGGTGAACAGCTTCGCCGACCTGGCACAGGCGCCCGAACGGCTCGACGAGCTGGCGGTGCCGCAGGACATGCGCTACGCGGTGCTGTCGCCGAAGGACCACTGGGGCATGGTCAGCAACCTGACCGGGCTCTATATCGAGCGGGCGGCGAACGACGCCTACCGCAAGGGGTCGCTCGGCAATGTCGGCGGTCTGGACATGTATATGGATCAGAACATCCGCCGGCATACCGTGGGCGCGCACGGCGGTACGCCGCTGGTCGACGGCGCCAGCCAGAACGTCACCTACAACGCCTCGCTGACGAACTATCAGCAGACGCTGGTGACCGACGGCTGGACCGCGTCGCAGGACCTGAAGGCCGGCGACGTGTTCACCATCGACGGTGTGTTCGCCGTCAACCCGGTGAGCCGGGAGACGCTCGACTTCCTGCAGCAGTTCGTTGTGGTGGCCGACGTCACGACCAACGCCAGCGCGGCGGCCGACACCAACCTGACGATCAGCCCGCCGATCATCACGTCGGGCCCGTATCAGACGGTGAGTGCGGCGCCGGCCAACAACGCGCCGATCAACTATCTCGGCACGGCCGGCACGGTCTATCCGCAGAACCTGGTGTTCCAGAAGAACGCGTTCGCGCTGGTGACGGTGCCGATCGAACTGCCGGACTCTGCCGGCTGGAAGTCGCGCCAGACGCACAAGGGTATCTCCATCCGTCTGGTGAAGGACTACGACATCACCAACGACGTGGAGCAGATCCGCTGCGACATCATGTATGGCGTCAAGGCGATCTATCCCGAACTGGCGGCGCGGACCAGCGGCGCGGCGTAAGGGTGAGGGTGACGGGGCGGTTCTTGGACCGCCCCGTTTCTTTTGCGCGTTGCGCGGCCTGCACCGCCCCGCACCCCCACCCGGCCACCCACGTGAGTATCCTTAATGGGTGGCCGGGTGGGGGAGCGGGGTGGCGCAGGCTCTTCCGACATAATTCGTGGCCGGGTGGGGGCGTCGTGCGGGTAGCACGCCTTCGGCGTGACGGGCGGCGCAGGTCCCGCCAATCAGAAGACTCAGGAGACGGCGATGCGACAGATGATCGGGCCGGTCGAGTTCGCCCGGCGGATGCAGGCGTTCGAGACGCCGACGTGGGGCTACCGGCGCGGCCGCGACGGCGAGGTCGAGCAGGACCTGTTCGACGGCAAGCCGAAGAAAGGCTGGGCCGACAGTCCGGCCGGCCTTGGCGGTGAGGGCGACTGATGGCGACCGCCCGCGAACTGGTCACCGACGCCTATCAGGATGCCGAGGTCCTGGCGCTCGATGTCGACCCCAGTGCCGAGGAGGCGGCCGACGGGCTGCGCCGGCTCAATCAGATGATCAGCGCGCTCGATCTCGACGGCATCCCGCTGGGGGTGGCGTCGTACGGGCTCGATGACACGATCAACGTGCCGGACAGCTTCGTCCGCCCGTTGCGCAAGATGCTGGCGGTGGAGCTGGCGGCGGCGGCCGGGCTGACGATACCGCAGATGGCGGCGATCGACGCCGAGCGCGGCAAGCGCGCGCTCAGGGCGCAGTTCGCCCAGGTGCGCGAAAGCACGGTCGACCGCGGCCTGCAGGTGTCGCGCTACGAATACGGCTGGAGGCGCTAGATGGCGGCGACGATCCTGAACGTGCCGGGGTTGGGCTGGACCGACGCCAGCGGCAACCCGCTGAGCGGCGGCAAGATCCATATCTATCAGGCCGGCACGGTCGACACGGTAAAGGCGAGCTATCCGACGCGCGACGACGCGGCGGCGCAAACCAACGCGAACACCAATCCGGTGGTGCTGGATTCGGCCGGGCGGCCGGCGACCGACATCTGGGTCGACGGGCGTTACAAGGCGGTGGTGACGGACGCGGCCGACCTGGTGATCGCAACGGTGGACGACCTCGGCGGCACCGACAGCGACGATCTGATCCCGCGCGACTATGTCGGCGGGCTGGCGGTGACGGTCAGCGGCGGCGATGCCGAGCACGACTTCGTCGTCGCCGCCGGCGAAGCGCGCGATCAAGCCGATACCGACGACATCGTCCTCGTCTCGTCGCTGATCAAGCAGATCGATGCCTCCTGGGTCGCCGGCAGCAACGCCGGCGCGCTCGACACCGGCACGGTGGCGGCCGACACGGACTACTACATCTACCTGATCAAGAGTTCCGGCAGCGGGGTCGTCGATATCCTGCTGTCGGCCTCGTCCAGCGCACCGACGATGCCCTCGGGCTACGACAAGAAACAGCTCATCGCCCGGCTGGTCACCGACGCGAGCGCCAATATCGCTGCGGTCTATGGGCGGGACGAGGCGATTGCCGGGCTGTCGTTCAGCAAAGGCACCGTGGACGGCTCAGGGATCGCTGCGAGCGGCGCCAATACCGACATCACCAGCCTTGCCGGGCTGACATCGATCAACGGCCACGGCCAGTGGGGCTTCCGCAACCTGCTGCGCAACGGCGCAATGCGAGTGGCGCAAAGAGGCACGAGTATGGCTGGCTTGTCGACCGGGTATGGTCCCTGCGATGGCTGGGCAGTCGCGCGGTTGAGTGGCGGTTCATCTGCGGCAGTGTTTACCGTTAGCCAAGGAACCGAAGGACCCGCACCCTTTGACAACTTTGTGCGGTACTTGGTCACAACTGCTCAAGCTTCTATTGGCGGGGCGGATCACCTTGCGATCCAGCAGCGTATTGAAGCGCAGGACCTGCAGCACCTGAACTACGGTGATGCCGGCGCTCAATCGGTAACGGTCAAATTCCGAGTCAGAGTTCATGCGGATGGCGCGTCGTCGCTGACGTTCCCGCTCACGCTTGGCGTGGCCCTCTACCAGCCGGACGGCTCGCGCTCTTACGTTCAGGAAGCAACCGTCAGTGCCGCGGATACCTGGGAAACCATAACCCTGACATTCCCTGGAGATGCTTTCGGCACCATCAACAACGATAACGGTGAAGGGTTGAGGCTGGCACTAACTCTCTTTGGTGGGGCGAGCGCTCAAGCGACCGCGGGGGCATGGGCGGCTGGGGAAGACTATACGACGTCAAACCAAGATAATCTGTGCGATGCAACCAACAATTACACCGACTTAACTGGCATACAAGCCGAAGTCGGCAGCGTAGCCACCGAGTTCGAGCACGTGCCATACGTTGTCGAGCTGCAGCGCTGCCAGCGCCATTACTGGCGGTACTTCCCCGGAGAGATAAACTACACGATTGGCGTCGCACAAGCCTACACCACTAGCGACGCGGTGCTGACGATGATGCACCCCACTCCAATGCGGGCTAAGCCGACGGTTGTCGACAGTTCGATCAGCCATTTCATGTTCACGTACAGCGGGGGAAACTCGTCAACCGTTGATGCTTTCACCTACCAGTCGAGCATTCGTGACTTCACTGGGTTCTGGAGTTCGAGCGCCACGCCATTCGCAGTAGACACTGCCGTCCGCATTCGCACCGACTCAACGAATGGCGCCTCTGCATGGATCGAAGCGACGGCGGAAATGTAGATGACGCGCTCACACTTTGTCGGCGGCAGCAACGACAACCGATCAGTTCAGGTCGATGCGCAGCGCGCGGCGAACATGGTCGCCGAACGGGCCGCGACTGCCGGGATGAGCCTGCTGCTGATCGATGCGGAGTGCAGCCAGCGAACACGTCGGGTCTACGACAACATCCTCGGCGCCGGCCGGCTGACCTCACGCGACAAGTGCGGCAGGAGGCGGTAGATGGCGGCGACGCTGTTGAACGTGCCTGGCCTGGGCTGGACCGATGCCAGCGGTAACCCGCTGAGTGGCGGCAAGATCTACATCTACCAGGCCGGCACCATCGATACGGTCAAGGCGAGCTATCCGACGCGGGACGACGCGACGGCGCAGAGTAATGCCAACACCCATCCGGTGGTGCTCGACTCCGCCGGGCGACCGGCGACCGACATCTGGGTCGACGGGCGCTACAAGGCCGTGGTGACGGACGCGGCCGATCTGGTGATTGCGACGGTCGCCGACCTCGGCGGTACCGACAGCGACGATTTGATCCCGCGCGACTATGTCGGCGGGCTGGCGGTCACGGTCAGCGGCGGGGATGCCGAGCACGACTTCGTCGTCGCTGCGGGCGAAGCGCGCGACGACGCCGACAGCGACGACATGGTGCTGGTCTCGTCGCTGACCAAGCAGGTCGATGTCGCGTGGGCGGCGGGCAGCACCGCCGGCGCTGTCGACACCGGCACGGTGGCGGCCGGTACGGACTACTACATCTACCTGATCAAGAGCAGCGGCACCGGCGCCGTCGATGTCTTGCTGTCGGCCTCGGCCAGCGCGCCGACGATGCCGTCTGGCTACGACAAGAAGCAGCTCATCGCCCGGCTGGTCACCGATGCCAGCGCCAACATCTCCGCCGTCTATGGGCGGGACCGTACCATTTCGGGCGTGGGGCTCGCGAAGGGGGTGCTTTCGAACGCTACCATCTCCGGCGCGGCGGTGGCCGCCCCCTGGCGGCCGAGGGGACTGCGGCTGACGAACAACGGCACGGACGCGGCAAACGACATCGACATTGCCGCTGGTGCCGTGCTCGATTCGACGGCCGCTGTCGACATCGTGCTGGCAACGTCCTTGACGAAGCGGCTCGACGCGAACTGGGCGGCCGGAACCAATGCGGGCGGCCTCGATACCGGCGCCAAAGCCAACAGCACACTCTACGCCGTCTGGGCGATCCACCCGACCGTCGTATCGGGCGCCTCGGACAGCCTGTTCTCGACGAGCTTCACAACGCCGACGATGCCCGGCGGTTACAGCTACAAGCGGCTGATCGGCGCCATCGTCACCAACGGCAGCGGCGCCATCGTTCCGTTCCTGCAGGTCGGCGACTATTTCCGCTATCTCGCTAGCCCGATTATCGACGTGAACGACGGCACGATGGCCAACGGGGTGGTCGAGACGGCCACACTGTCCGCGCCACCGCTCGCGAAGGCGCACGTATATGGTTACCTGTCCAACAATACGAGCACGACGACGAGTGGCAGTTTGATGATCCGTACAGTCGGGTCGTCGGAGGACGTCGGCAACAATGCTCAAAGCTGGGCATTCACCGGAAGCGCTGCGAACTTCGATGACATCACGATCATTGGTGAAGTGCTTGTCGATGGCAACAGGCAGGTGGAGTACGCGGCGGAGGTGCTCAGCGGTTCGGCAACGGTGCAGATCAGAACGTTCGGCTTCGCGATGCTCACCAGGAGCGATCCAGTCTGACAAATTGTGGATGGCCGATGCGCCGTGTATCTTCCGATGCACGGAGGGCGGTCATGCAGACGAAGTACGTTCGATATCTCATTTGCCCGGATTGCCGGGCCGGCGACCTGGAAATCCGGTGCGAGACCGGGGACGCTGACAACGTCGAAGAAGGGGCACTAGTCTGCGGCTGCGGCGCGTCGTTCAGGATATCTGAAGGCATCCTTGATTTGACGCCTTCGGGGCTCTCGGCAGACGGCGGGTTCGAGGCTCAGCGCCAGCAAAGAGAGCACTTCGACTGGTACGCCGACAACGAGATCCAGAGCTATCTGGAGTATCAGCAGATGCCGTTCTGGCGGGCGTTCGATGACAAGACGCTGTCCGACTGGGATCGGCGGATCCCCAAAGGCGGCGTTGTGTTGGACCTCGCTTGCGGCGATGGAAGATGTGCTGGACCTCTGGCAGACGGCAGAACGGTTTTGGCCTGCGATATCTCGCGTAAGCAAATCGTCAATGCATCAAGACGTTGGGCTGGGCGGGACTGCTTTTTCTTCGTTGGCGATGCGCAGAACCCGCCGATAGCGCCCGGCACAATAGATGCCATCACGTTGTACGGTGCCCTGCATCACATCCCAGACCCGGAGGCCGGGTTTCACAATGGAATGGCGTTGTTGAAACCAGGCGGCGTCCTGCTCGCGGCCGAACCGAATCTCACGGTCTTTCGGCCCTTGTTCGACTTTCTGATGCGTGTGTTGCCGATCTGGCACGAAGAAGCCAATGACGATCCGCTGATCTCCAGGCAAATGGTGCGGAGCTGGGCGGCTGGGGCGGAAGTTGATGTGGAAACAAGCGTTTTCATTCCGCCGCACGTCTGTAACTGGCTCGGCACGGCCGCAGGGCGCGCCATGTTTCGGGCCACAGAGGCCCTCGGCAAAGCTCTGCCCTTGGTGCGTAACCAAGGCGGTATCATTTTGATCGCCGCGCAGCGCGCATAGGCGACTTTCAACGGGGACACGACTGCCCCGCCCGCTTCGTCGGCAACGGTGACGTCAGCCGTTTTGTTTCGGTCGATGTTCCGCTCCCAGTAAGCATTGCGACCAAGCCTCCGCAGGCGGACGAGCTGAGCATCCCGCAGATGGCGGCGACCGGCACCGAGCGCGGCAAGTAGCCGCTGCGAGCGCGGTTCGTGGAAGCACCGTCGACGGCGGCCGACCGGCCTCACACCAAAAAGCACGATAGGAGGCGGTAGATGGCGGCGACGCTGTTGAACGTGCCTGGCCTGGGCTGGACCGATGCCAGCGGTAACCCGCTGAGTGGCGGCAAGATCTACATCTACCAGGCCGGCACCATCGATACGGTCAAGGCGAGCTATCCGACGCGGGACGACGCGACGGCGCAGAGTAATGCCAACACCCATCCGGTGGTGCTCGACTCCGCCGGGCGGCCGCCGGCCGACATCTGGGTCGACGGGCGCTACAAGGCCGTGGTGACGGATGCTGCCGATCTGGTGATCGCTACGGTTGACGACCTCGGCGGCACCGACAGCGACGACCTGATCCCGCGCGATTATGTCGGCGGGCTGGCGGTCACGGTCAGCGGCGGGGATGCCGAACACGACTTCGTTGTCGCCGCGGGCGAAGCGCGCGACGATGCCGACAGCGACGACATGGTGCTGGTCTCGTCGCTGACCAAGCAGGTCGATGTCGTTTGGGCGGCGGGCAGCAACGCCGGCGCGCTCGATACCGGCACGGTGGCGGCCGGCACGGACTACTACATCTACCTGATCAAGAGCAGCGGCACCGGCGCTGTCGACGTCTTGCTGTCGGCCTCGGCCAGCGCGCCGACGATGCCGTCCGGTTACGACAAGAAGCAGCTCATCGCCCGGCTGGTCACCGATGCCAGCGCCAACATCTCCGCCGTCTATGGGCGCGACTGGACAGTTGCTGGTATCGCGTTCTCCAAAGGCAGCTTGTCCGGTGTCCTGTCGGCCGACATTGCCGCCATCAGTGGCCTGCGCAGGATCAACGGCCTGGGCTCGTGGGGCCATCGCAACGTCGTTATCAACGGCGGCATGGAGGTTTGCCAGCGGGAGACATCCATCGCAGGGTTGGGCGGCGGCGGTCAGACATCGTTTCAGGTCGACCGTTGGGGCATTCAGGATGCCGGATCGGCCAGCGCACGCTGGACGCTGTCGCAGGAAAGCGGCGGCGGCGTCGACGGAAAATCCATGTGGTTCAAGGCCTGGTGCCAGACTGCCGATCCGACGCCTTCGGGGGTCGAATCACAGCGTATCGCCACGGCGATAGAGGGCCGAAATGCACGGAGTCTGGTCGACGCGTCGAACAAGCTTCAGGAATTCACCCTTTCGCTCGACATTATTCTGCACGCGGCGGGTGCATCCGGGATCACCTTCCCGGCCACGGTACCCCTGACGGTGTTCACCGAGGACGGCACGGCGCGGAGCTATGTCAAGGACGTAACTATTGACGCGGCCGTCACATGGCAGCGGGTGTCGATCACGGTGCCGGCCGATGCGACGGCACAGATCGACAATGACAACGGACTCGCCTTGCGGCTGGGCGTGGGCCTGTATGCGGCAACCGCCGCAAGCGACGGCGTGTGGGCCAATCTCGCGAACAACTTCGCCACGGTGAACTCGGAGAACATCGGCGATGCCACGGGCAACTATGTCGGCATCACCAACGTGCAGGCGGAACCAGGCCCCGCCGCAACCGATTTCGAGTGTGTGCCGTACGATGTCGAATTTGCGCGCTGCCGGCGATACTTTCGCAAAATCATCGACGTTCAGGGCGGCGGCGATTACATCGCGGACGGCATGGCGATATCGGCTGGCGGTGCGTATTTCCACTTCCCGCTCGATCCGCCGATGCGCGACACGCCGTCAGGCGAGTTCATTCAGGGTGATGCGACGGCGCTGGATATGCAAAGCGAGACGGCAAATCCGATTGTCTCGGTTACCGACTTTGGCCATGTGGTCGGGGAAGGCGGTCCAAGTCTCGCGGTCCTGTACGCTGTAGCTTCATCTCTGACTGTATTTGAGGCGGTACACCTTCGCGCCGACGGGTCGACAGGAGCCGGTTTCAAATTTGGCCTTTCTGCCGAGACATAGCTAATGGCCCGCATGCGTCTCTTCCGCGTCCGTAAGGACAACCGGACTGAGCGAGCCAGCACCGTGCGCGGAATAGGGATGCTTCAGACCCATGACAGCACCGTCGACGGCGGCCGGCTGGCCTCGTGCAACAAGCAGGATAGGAGGCGGTAGATGGCCGCGACGCTGCTGAATGTGCCTGGCCTGGGCTGGACCGATGCCGGCGGCAATCCGCTGAGCGGCGGACGGATCTACATCTATCAGGCCGGCACCATCGACACGGCCAAGGCGAGCTACCCGACGCGGGACGATGTGGCGGCGCAGAGCAATGCCAACACCCATCCGGTGGTGCTGAACTCGGCCGGGCGGCCGGCGGCCGACATCTGGGTCGACGGGCGCTACAAGGCCGTGGTCACGGATGCCGCCGATCTGGTGATCGCGACGGTCGACGATCTCGGCGGCACCGACAGCGACGACCTGATCCCGCGCAACTATGTCGGCGGGCTCGCGGTGACGGTCAGCGGCGGCGATGCCGAGCACGACTTCGTCGTCGCCGCTGGCGAGGCGCGCGACGACGCCGACAGCGACGACATGGTGCTGGTGTCCGCCCTGACGAAGTACATCGATGCGGTCTGGGCTGCTGGCACGAACGCCGGCGCGCTCGACACCGGCACGGTGGCGGCCGACATGGACTATTACATCTACCTGATCAAGAGCAGCGGCACCGGCGCCGTCGATGTCCTGCTGTCGGCCTCGGCGAGCGCGCCGACCATGCCCTCGGGCTACGACAAGAAACAGCTGATCGCCCGGCTGGTCACCGATGCCAGCGCCAATATTTCCGCCGTGTATGGCCGCGACGAGGCGATTGCCGGGCTGTCGTTCAGCAAGGGCACCGTGGACGGCACAGGGATCGCCGCGAGCGGCGCCAATACCGACATCACCAGCCTTGCCGGGCTGACATCGATCAACGGCCACGGCCAGTGGGGCTTCCGCAACCTGATTATCAATGGCGCGATGCGGATTGCCCAGCGTGGCGCGGGGAACATCACCGGCATCGGCGCGGCAAATACTTATCTGAACTGCGACCGTATTGCGTTCGGTCAACACAACACACCGCAAGCACGCTTCACAGCTACGCAATTCGCCAATGGGCCTGACGGTTTCCCGTATTGGCAAGGCATGACCGTTACGACCGCCGAAGCCGCGGTATCGGCGACCGAATACAGCGGGTACGAATACAAGATCGAGGCGCAGGACCTTCAGCATCTGCTCTACGGCACGCCGGCCGCCAAGGCGTTGGCCGTTCAGTTCCGGTTTCGGTCGCCGAAGACGGGAATTCATTGCGTAGCTCTCTATCAGGCAGACGGCGATCGCTCGTATGTCGCCGAGTTCACCGTTGCGGCGGCGAACACGTGGGAAACGCACACTGTCATTTTTCCCGGCGACACGGCCGGTACGATCAACAACGACAACGGCGAAGGGCTGCGCATCGTCTGGCCGTTCGTTGCGGGAACGAGCCGTCAACAGTCTATCGATGCGTGGGCTAGCGAGTTTGACGTCGCGAGCTCTGCCCAACAAAACCTGGCTGACACTATTGGCAACATCATTGGCCTGACCGCGATCCAAATGGAAGTCGGCCCGGTTGCGACCGCGTTCGAGCACGTTTCCTATGACACCGACCTGCAGCGCTGCTATCGCTACTTCCAGCGCGCCAGGGACCTTTGGAACCTGCCCGGCATCATTTATTCGACCAGCGGCTGCGTTACGCCGTGGCCGTTGTACCCGATCAGTATGATGCGCGCCGATCCTAGCGTAACGCGCAACGGTACGTTCAACATCAACCATAGCGGCGGCGCAACGGTAACAACCACGGTGTCGCTGGCGCAAAATGGCGCTAACGATACCATCTCTGGCATTCATTGGAGTGTCAGCGGCTCTCCATTGACGCAATGGCAGGCTTGCACTGTCAACTTCAGCGGCGGCAACGAATTCCTCGACCTGAGCGCGGAGCTGTAGGCCATGACACGTGCACGTTTTCTCGGTGGCAGCAACGATAACCGGTCGGTGCAGGTCGATGCGCAGCGCTCGGTCAATATCGTCGCCGAACTGGACCCGCAGTCGAAGTACCAGATGGCCGGCTATCAGCGGCCGGGGCTGGCGACCTGGGCCAATGCGGGCGCGGCCGAGGTACGCGGCTTCGACGTGTTCAACGGCGAACTCTATACCGTCGTCGGCGCCGAGGTACGCAAGGTCCGGACCAGCGGCGCGGTGACGCCGATCGGCACCATCGGGACCGACAAGGGCCCGGTCGGCATCGCGCACAGCCCGAGCCAGGTGGTCATCGTCGACGGCGACAAGGGTTACTACACCGACGGCTCGAGCCTGACGCAGATCGGCGCGCCGGCGTTCCCCAACGGCGCCACGCACATCGGCTACATCGACGCGGTGTTCCTGGTCAACGATCCGTCCAACGCCGGTCGGTTCTACCAGTCCGACACCAACTCGGCGACCGGCTGGAACGCGCTCAACTTCGCGACCGCCGAACGCGATCCCGACCATCTCGACGCGCTGCTGATCGATCACCGCGAGGTCTGGCTGTTCGGCCGCGAGACGACGGAGGTGTGGACCGGCGACGGTTCCACAGGCGTCGCCTTTTCGCCGGTCTCCGGCGGCTTTACCGAGGTCGGCATCGCCGCGCCCTATTCGGCGGCGAAGGCGGGCGATGCGGTCTACTGGGTGGCGCAGGCGCGCCAGGGCGGCCCCTCGGTGTTCCGCGCCATGGGCCTGAAGGGCGAGCGGATCTCGACGCCGTCGGTCGAGGACGACATTGCCGCCGCCGGCGACCTGAGCCTGGCGGTCGGCTCGATGATCTACTTCCGCGGTCACCTGCTCTACCTGCTGAAGCTGCCCGGCGGCAAGACGCTGGTGCACGACAGCGGCACCGGCCTGTGGTCGGAATGGCGCAGCCAGGACCGCGACAACTTCCGCTGCTCGCACTTCATCTATTTCAACGGCGCGCTGTACGGTGGCGACGATCAGGACGGCAATATCTTCCGCGTCGACCCCGACGTCTATGACGACGCCGGCGCGCCGATCGAGCAGATCCGCCGCGATCGCTACATCAACGCCGGCGACAGCCGCCGGATGCTGAAACACAAGGCACTGGAGATCGAGTTCGAGATGGGCCAGGGCGGCCCGCTGGTCGAACCGCAGGCGGCGATGCGTTTCTCCGACGACGGCGGCCACACCTGGTCGCGCGAGTGGCGCCGCGGCCTGGGCAAGCAGGGCGAATACGACAAGCGCGCCCGCTGGGGCCGGCTGGGCGCGAGCCGCGACCGGGTCTACGAGGTCTCGGTCAGCGCGGCGGCCAAGACCACCTGGGTCAGCGGCTTTCTGGATCTGGCCTGATGTTCACGCCGCTCGACCCGATTTCACCGGACGATGCCTGGGTCGCGCCGGACGGCCGGCTGTCGCGCGTGGCGCACCTCTGGCTCAACGTGCTGCGCCTGAACGTCCGGTCGATCGCGAACTACACGCCGAGCATCGACCCGGCCTCGGTCGCGGCCAACACGACATCGGAGCAGACCTTCACCGTCGCCGGCGTGCAGGCCGGCGATGTGGTGCTGGCCTGCAACAAACCGACGCATACCGCCGGGCTGATCGTCGGCCACGCGCGGGTATCGGCGGACAACGAGGTCGCGCTGACCTTCGCCAACGTGACCGCAGGCGCGATCGACGCGCCGGCCGAAACCTATGCGCTGGTGACGCTGCGGCCGTGATCCGCGACGCCACGGTCGAGGACATTCCGCAGATGGTGACGTGGGGACGGCAGTTCGCCGACATGACGCCATGGGCCGGACCCTGTCCGTTCGATGCGGGCGACTTCGCCAACACACTTCGGGGGCTGATCGAAAACGGCATCTGCCTTGTCTCGGACAAGGGGATGGCGGCGGCGGTTTTGGCCCCCTGCTTGTTCAATCATGACGCCGTGGTGGCCCAGGACCTGTTCGTCTGGCGCGACGGCCGCCTGCTCGCCGCGTTGGAGGCCCGCGCGCGGGAGCGCGGGGCGGTCGCCTTCATGATGGCGGCGCAGATGTATGCCGGCATGCGGCCGCGGGCAATGCGGCGATGGCTGCGGATGCACGGCTATGCGCAACTTGAAACCTATTGGATGAAGGAACTCTGAAGTGCCGGCAGTCAGCGCGATCGCGAACGTCTTCGGTGCGTCGAAGAACGAGTCCCTGGCAATGCGCGCGGCGGATCTCCAGTCGCAAAACGCCGAGCGGGCCCTTGCCGAGCAGCGGCGGCAGTATGATCTGGCCCGGCAGGACCTGGCGCCATTTCGGGTCGCCGGCTACAACGCCCTGGCCGACATGATGCGCGGCTTCGGCTACGACGTGACGATGGGCGACGCTCTCAGCGGTCAGCCGCCGGCAGAGCCGGACGAGACCGCGCCGGGCGGTGCCGGCGCCAGCGGTGCCGACGAGCCCGGGCTGCTGGATCAGTTCCAGGCCGAGCTTGCGGCGCTGGAGCAGGAACAGCGCGACATCAATATGATCGGCGCCGATACCCCGCGCGAGTCGGCGCAGCGACTGTTGGATATGCGCCGTGACGAACTGCAACGCCGGATCAACGAGGCCGGCGGCGTCGTGCAGGGCGGCAAGATCTTTGCCGGTCAGGATCTGATCGACACCTCCAAGGCCAAGCCGGAAGCGCCGGAGGCCGACCCGACCTTCACGTTGACCTACAGCGGCCAGCCCGGCGAGTTCAACGCCCCGCTGGTGTTCGACCCGGGCGAGGAATTCCGCACGCCATTGGTGTTCGAGTTCGATCCCTCGCGGCTGGCTGAAGACGAAGGTTACCAGTTCCGGCTGAACGAGGGCCTGCGGGCCCAGCGCGCCAATGCCGCCGCCAGCGGTATGATGCTGTCGGGCGACGCGCTGCGCGAGGCGCAGCGGTTTGGCGAAGGGCTGGCGTCCAGCGAACTGAACAATGCGTTCAACCGGCAGTACACCACGTTCGGCACCCGGGTCGCCGACCGCAACAACCGGCTGAACGTGCTGAAGGACATCTACAACAGCCAGGTCGTCGACCGGGCCAACCGGTTCAACCGGCTGGCGGCGATGACCGGCATCGGCCAGACGGCCACGAACACCGGCGTTGTTGCCGGTACCAACATGGCCAACAACATCAGCAACACGCTGATGACATCGGCGCAGAACGCCGGCCAAGCCTATCTGGCGGCCGGCAAGGGCTGGTCGGATGCCGGGGCGAACATCGGTAATGCGTTCACGAGCTTCTTTAAGCCAACTCAAACCAGCAATACTCAGGCCGTCACAACAGAATTCTACCCTGAAGGCGTTAGCGGCAGCAGTGGCTTCCCGTCGATCTTCTAGGCGCGTGCGACGCAACTTTTGCCCCACCGTTCTCCGGCCGGCGTTCGGTAACGCCCGTAGCCAATGCCCTGCGGCCGAACTGGATCGCACTCACCCGGCCGGGCGGCGAGGCTTATGAGGAGAAACTCCGGACGCGGTCTGGCGACGACCTCTCGGGCCCGAATGCGCTGTGGCGGCGCAGATGTATGCCGACATGCATCCGCGGGCGATGCGGCGATGGCTGCAGATGCACGGCTATGCGCAACTTGAAACCTATTGGATGAAGGAACTCTGAGATGCCGGCATTCAGCGCGATCGGAAACATCTTCGGCGCATCGAAAAACGAATCCCTGGCGATGCGCGCGGCCGATCTTCAGTCGCAAAACGCCGAGCGGGCCCTTGCCGAGCAGCGGCGGCAGTATGATCTGGCGCGGCAGGACCTGGCGCCATTTCGGGTCGCCGGTTACAACGCCCTGGCCGACATGATGCGCGGCTTCGGCTACGACGTGACGATGGGCGACGCGCTCAGCGGCAAGCCGCCCGCAGAGCCGGACGAGACGTCGTCGGACGGTGCCGGCGCCAGCGGTGCCGATGAGCCCGGCCTGCTGGATCAGTTCCAGGCAGAACTGGCGCAGTTAGATGCGGACATCGAGCGACTGGGGAGAATGTTCAATCCGGGTGAGCCCGGTTCGCACGAACTGGACTCACGCATCCGGCAACGCGACGATCTTGTAACGAGGATCAACGAGGCCGGCGGCGTCGTGCAGGGCGGCAAGATCTTCGCCGGCCAGGATCTGATCGACACCTCCAAGGCCAAGCCGGAGGCGCCGGAGGCCGACGCGACCTTCGCGCTGACATACAGCGGCCAGCCCGGCGAGTTCAATGCCCCGCTGGTGTTCGACCCGGGCGAGGAATTCCGCACGCCGCTAGTATTCGAGTTCGATCCCTCGCGGCTGGCCGAAGACGAGGGCTATCAGTTCCGGCTGAACGAGGGCCTGCGGGCCCAGCGCGCCAATGCCGCCGCCAGCGGCATGATGCTGTCGGGCGATGCATTGCGCGAGGCGCAGCGGTTCGGCGAAGGGCTGGCGTCCAGCGAACTGAACAATGCCTTCAACCGGCAGTACACCACGTTCGGCACCCGGGTCGCCGACCGCAACAACCGGCTTAATACGCTGAAGGACATCTACAACAGCCAGGTCGTCGACCGGGCCAACCGGTTCAACCGGCTGGCAGCGATGACCGGCATCGGCCAGACGGCCACGAACACCGGCGTTGTTGCCGGCACCAACATGGCCAACAGCATCAGCAACACGCTGATGACGTCGGCGCAGAACGCCGGCCAGGCCTATCTGGCCGCCGGCGCGGGCTGGTCAAGGGCCGGGGAAAACATCGGCAAAGCGTCCACGAGCTTCTTCGGCAAGGACGGCGGCGGCTCTGGTTGGGCGCAAAAAATCTTGGGTGGCTGACAGGTGAGGGCAACGACGCGCAACCGTCTGTCCGCGGTTGAAGCCGGGTGAGCCAACAAGTGCCCACTTTGCAAGCCGCCGCCGAGACCGCCGTTGCGGGGCGTCGGGCCGGCGTTGCGGGTCACGGTTGCGCCGTATTCGTTGGCGAGGATCTTTGCTTCCCGTTTGACACGGCCGCAAGAGACGCACGGTTCGGCACATGGCAGAACGGCCCGCATATCCAGGGTGGCACTGGAGTTTGATGGCGCTGTGCGTTGCCGCCGGGGCTTTGTGGGCGCATTACATGCTGCTGCTGTTGACGATCGACCGGCCGGGGCAGGCCGGCGCACTGGCCTTTGCAATGTGGTTTGCCGGCGTTGCCGGCGGGCTTGAAGCCCTGCACCAGGGCGGGCGCGCGGCGGTGTCGCTGGCACAGCGTTTATGCGCGGCGTTGCCCGGACGCACGACAACCGGCCGGCGGCGGCGTCTGTGGGCGCCGTGGCCGCCATGGCATCGGTGGGTCACCCTGCTGGCCGTGGCGGCGGGGCTGTCGATCATGACGCCGGTCGGCTACATCGCCATCGACCACAACCCGATGGGCGTTTACAGCGAAGACCCGGGCAACCTTCTGACCTTGTGCGTTGCCTGTTTCCTGTGGGTCTTCGTGCCGGTCGAACTGTCTCACCAGGCCTGTCGCCTGTCGATCTGGTGCGTCCGCCAATGCCGCAGGTCCGGCCGGGTGGCGTGACGCCGTAGCGGCCGAAGTGGCGGCCGGTCCTGCCGCATCCGGACGGCGACGCCAGAAGCAACACTGACGACGGGCGCGCCGTCGGCCATGCGCGTCATGTGCTCCAACAACCGACTCAGATCCACCGCGTTCCAGGAGACCGGTATGCCTTTGATCCACAATTCACCCCCTGCGCCCGGCAGAGCGCCGGTCAACGCGCTGGCGGCGTCGCGCGATGCCGCCGCGCAACGCGGGTTCGCACCGGCGGCGGACGCCCGATTGCGGCCACGCCGGGGACCGGCAGCGCCGGGCGCGCCCAACGACCCGCACGGCGAGGCGCAGCGTCTCCGACTCCTGCAGCGCAAGATGGAGGACGCCTGGCGCGCCGCGGTGGCGGTGCAGAACGCCCCGCCGGCGCAGCGCCCGCGGGTCTGGCAGCAGGTGCGTGCCCGGCTGGTGGCGAAATGGCCGGACCTCGATCGCGCCATCCCGCGCGACTACGACGCAGGCTTCCTGAACGAGCAGATTGCCGGCGGCCAGGGCCTGTTCGACGCGCAGGGCAATTTCGATGTGCCGATGGCGACGGGCCGCGCCGAGGCCGGCCGGCGCCCCGCCCCGGCCGCGGGCGACGCGGCCCGCGCGGAGGCGGTCGCCGAAATGAAGGCGCTCGACGCCTACCGCGTGGCGGTGGGGATTGCCGGCGTGCCGGAAGCGCAGCGCCCGGCGGCCTATGCCTACGGCCGGCGACTGTACCTGTCGCGCTACCCCGAGGACGCGGCGGGCATTCCGGAAAGCTACGACCCTGCCTTCGTCGCCAACCTGCTGGCGGCGGGCGAGGCGCTCTTCAGCGGTGGCGCTTCGGCCGCCGCGGCGGCCCCGCCCGGCACGGTGCAGAACCCGCTGCCGGCGCCGACGCGCGACAACCCGGCCGTCACCCCCGGTGCGGTCTACCGCATCATGGGCGATGACGGCGCGGAAGAGCTCTACCGCTGGGACCCGGACACCCCGGACCCGGACGACCCGACCCGCGCCGGCGCGTTCGTGCCGCTGGCGTGAGGCGTGGCGGCAATCCGGCAGTGCACCGCCGGTGACACCGGGCGGCAATCTCTCGAGCCACCCGCGCCCGGCAGACGACGCGGCCGGCCCGGGGCACGCGCAAGCCGCAAACCACTCTGCCCTTAACCCAAAACCGACGAGGCGTCGATGTCGCGAAGAAAGTCGCCAAACGAAGTTATGGCCGGGTCCCAAGACCTGCCGCCCGTGCCGCAACAGAAGCCGATGAGGCGGGCGGTGCTGCTGCGCGAGCCGATGAGGCCGCCGCTGCCGCTGAACAAGCCGATGAGGTGGGCGGCGCCGCGAAGTAGGTCGCTAGACGAGGTCATAGCTGGGCCGTCCGACCTGCTGGGCCAGCTCGAGATGTCGGGCGACACGCCTAGGCCGCCGCGCGCCGCGTGGTTGAGGAAGGGTTTGTACGTGCCGCTGCCGCGGAAGCGGGACGGGGACGTATTGCGGATCGAGGAAGTCGAGGGCCGGCCGGCCACTCCCCTGGGTGACGAGCCTATGCTCTTTTTTCATCCGGAAACCAACCAGCGCCTGCAGCTGTTTGGGACCAAAGAAGAGGCCATCAAAAACGCACAATCGTTCAAACTTCCGCCCGCGCGGCAGGAGCGACCCATGGATCCCAACCTGTTCGGCCCCGCCGACGATACGGCCATGGAGAAATTTGGCCAGAACGCCCTTGAAGTCTTCAAAGGCCTGGCTGAGGGCGCGGGTGTTCATTTGGGCGAAGCTGTCATGGGCTTGGGGATCAATGGGTTCAATCGCCAAAATGCGATGAAGGACTTTATGAGCCGCTTGGCAGAAGTGCCTGAGATGCCCCAGGCAGAACGCGATCGTTTCTTCAAGCAGATCCAGTTTAATGTAACCTCCCCCAAAGAACTCGCAGAATACCACCGCCTCTTCGAAGGCGTCCTATCGGGCAGTATATCGCCTGACGACATACGCGACGTGGTCGCGGAGCGGTTTCCGCCGATGTCCGTGCAGGATTATCCGTTGTTCAAGGCAGGAAAATGGCTCAAGGAGAACGCCGACATTGCAGAGGCTGAAGAGGGATACAAGGACTCTCTCGGCCGCCTCATCGGAAAAGCGCTGGGTGCGACGGGGGCTGAATTTGTATTCGGCCCCTGGGGCGCACTCGTCGTGTCGATACTTGCCGGACAAGGGCACGCGGCAGATAGCGCGATTGACGCTGATGGGACCGAAGCGCAGGTTCTAGAGGCGGCGCGACGAGGGGCATGGCCGGGCGGGATCGGTGCGGCTCCGCTTGACCGTATTCCCCTGCCTGGCGGCAGAATTTTGCAGCTCAGCAAGGAATTCGTTAGACCGTTCTGGAGAGCAGTCGTACGCGAAGGTTTCTGGAGTGTTGTTGAAGGCATAAAGAAAGGTGGGGAGCAGTTCATTCAAAACCTCATCGCCATTGAGATCCACAGTCCGAACCAGGATCCTCACAAGGGGGTGGAAAAAGCCTTTTGGATCGGAACAATTGTCCGAGGCGGGGCAGGGGTCGTTCCGAAAACGGTCGGCTCAGGCGATGCGTCGCCGGGAACGAATGGCAGCCCGCCTTTAGCCAGGCCGCTGGCCCAGCCAACTGCAACATCAATCGCTCAGCAGCGCGGCAGCCAGCCCGCGCCATCGCCCGTGCCGTCGGCGGAAGGCCCGACGGTGCCGTCGCACGCCGCGGTGCGGCCGCCGGTTGCAGACATCCGGGACACGTCGGCGACGGGGCGGTCGTCCACGCAGAAGACGGCAGCGGACCTGGCCCTTGAAGCGGGCTTTGCGGCGGGGCCGTTGTTTGGGGCGACGGTCCTTATGAGAGACGGCAACGAACAAACGCCCGCCTCGCCAACTCCGCCGCATGGAAACATCGGCGACAGCCGCAACCCTATCGGCGGACCAGGCTTGCCAATCCCGCCGCATGGAAATGTTGGGAACAACCGCGTTCCTATCGGCGGGCCGGGTATGCCGCTTCAAAGGAAACTCGGGATCATGCCGGTTCCGGGCGGTCCAGCCCATGAGGTTGATGGCGGCGGCGGCTCGGGCGGGATCGTGGCGAGGCCGGTCGACCCGCCGGACGGGGACAATACCGGCGCGCCGGGCGGCGTTGCGCCGCCAGCGCAGGGGGAGGGCTACTTCGGGGCCGAGGCCGCGCAGCCCGACCGCAAACATCTTGGCGACGTTGGCTCCATGGTGTTCGACGCCGATGCCGTCGCCAACCGCATAGACCTGATGGAAAGCAGCCTATACGCCGACGGTCTCGACCCGGATGCATATCCCGGCCTGCGGATCGCCTTCAGCCACCTGAACGGATTGAAGGGTCAGGATGTCGGTATCGACAAGCTGTATGGCGCCTGGCAGGAATTCGGCAAGGCGCGCCTCAGCGACGATGAGGACGAACGGCTGGCCGCCGGCCGGATGCAGGACGTGATGGCGGATTTCATCATAACCAGCGGACCGTCGGTCCTGAAGCCACTTAACGGTGGGGCGGTAGACCCGGATGCGGTGCACATGATGTGGGGACACCTGACCGCGCCCGCGGCCGATGGACCGTCGGCGGGCTTCGTCGATGCCGGTGTCGCGTCGATGGATGGCGCCTACGGCCCCGGCGGCTACGTCTAATCGCCGGCCAGGTGCTCTGCCTGCCGCCAAGGCGCGGCGGGCGATGCCCGGCTCTCTTCATCCTTGGTTGTCATTTAGCGAGGCGCGGATGCCGCGAACGCCGACGCGGGGCTATGCCCCGGGGCCAGGGCCGCGCGGCCCGGTTCAAAACCCAACGTCATTCATGCCCGGAAACGGCGCGCCGGCGCCCGCGCCGGTCAATGCGTTGGCCGTTGCACATGGGCAGGCCGTGCGCCCGGCCGGTGCGGCGATGGGGCCGAACGCCGGCATGCGCGGTCCTTCCGCCGTGCCGGGTCTCGACATGCTGGCCCAGTTCCACGCGCCCGGCGGCGGGGTCCCGAGGCAACTGACGGCGGGGCGCAACGCCCGTGCCGCGAGGACTGACCCGGCAGTGGGGCCGCACCGTCAACAGCGCGTTAAGCGCTATCCGATCGAGCGACTGTTCCGCGAGCCGGTCCGCTACAGGTCGGAGTATTCAAGCGAAGACGCGAAGTCGCCCATACACAAGTACCGTCACTTGTCCCCGCGGCAGATCAGGCAAAAGTGGGCCGAAGATCCCGAATTCGCGGACCGCTGGTATGTCGACTATGCCGAGTCCGTGCTTCGCGAACGGCTGAAGCTGGGACAGGCCACCGGGCTGGATCGTGCCGCCAGCAACCTGCAGCATTTTCTCGACGGCAGCGGCCAGAAGATCACCTACACCCGTGCGGAGATACGCGAGGACTCCGACTTCGAGCAACTGGTCGGTGGGCTTGAAACGGACGCCCAGCGGACCATCGAGACCCTGATCAACACGCCTCGTCCGGACGCCCCCATTTACGAGTACATCGGCCATCTCGGCAAGCTGAGGGATGGCGAGCAAATCTCGCTGCCCAAAGTGCCGACCGACAGTCTGGCATGGCCGGTTCACCCCGACCTGGCGCTGCCCATCGACCCCGATCTGGCAATGCCGCCGGATCCGGACCTGGACCAGCCGTTTCCACATGATCTGCAGGTCCCGGCCGATTACTGGGAGGCGGCGCGCACGACAGCGGGCAATGCGGTGCGCGGCAACATCGACGAAGCGCTGGCCAGCGGCAGCAGCGCCATCCGCTCGGAAGCCATCCATGGCTTTACCGCAAAGCGCACGGGCGACCGCGTGCGCATGGAGGGCTTGATTCAGCACACCTGGCGTGACCGCTATGACTTCGAAGAGGGCGGTTTGGCCGCGCACTTTCCGATGGTCGTCGAAGAGGCGGGCCGGGCCAAACGGTTCCTGCAGGAATCGACCTGGCAGCAGAAGCTGGTGATCGACTGGGATGTCGAGGACGGCAAGCTGGTCAATCCCCGGTATCTCTGGATGGACATCGATCCCGAGAAAGGCGCACCGGCGAGCCCCGAGGAGATCCCGCGCGGCTCAACGTATCGGGGCCGGCCGGGCTCCTGATGTAAAGGCGGCCAAATCTTGGCGGGTGCGAGCGCGATCATAGTCGCGCCATAGTGGCGTGTTGTGCTGGGCACATGACGACGTTGAAACCGGCCCAACCGGCCCAACCCGCCCACATGGCGCCATCGCGGCGGCGGATGACGCTGCCGCCGGAGTTTCGCCGGATGTACTGGTGCACCTCGCTGGTGTGCCTGTCGGCCGGCGCGGCGTGGGGTTACATCGCGCTACGGATCGAGGCGCGGGCGGCCTGGGAGAACGACTTCATCGTCCTGCTCGAGACCTGGCCGCAGGCCCTGGAGCCGGTCCTGGCCAGCCTGGCGGTCGGCGCCGGTGTCGCGCTCGGCCTGGAGCTGGCGCATCGCATCGCGCGCTACCTCGTGTGCCGGGCGGTTGCGTGGCGTCGTCGCCGGCGGCACGACACCGGCGTGCCGTTCCCGGCCCGCAACATCAGGCTCACCGCCTATTGCGTCGGCGCCGCCCTGGTCGCCGTCATGCCGAAGGCGCTGATCCTGTCGCTGTCGCTGGCGCTGTCTCCGACGCGGGATGCCGTGCTTCTGGACAGCCTGCTTTTGTTGCTGGGCACATTCGCCGTCGTCATGCTGCCGCTCGACGCCGGCCATCTCGCCTTGCGCGCCATCGTGTGGCTGTGCCGCCGGCGGGCGGCGCGCCTGGGCAAGCCATGGCAGGACGGACCGGTTGCCTTTCGGCGCCGGCCGGCGCGCCGCCGTGCGCCCGATCCGCCGTATCCGCCGCGCGATGCCGCGCTGACCGTCGCGACAGCGGTGGCGGCCATCGCCGCGGGCACCGTCGCGGCGCTGGGGGTGCCGGACGGACAGCGGTGGGACTATCACCCGGCCGAGATGCTGGGCGACGCCGTGGCCCCGTTCGTCATGCATTTCCTGACGACCGTCGCCATCTGCGAACTGCCGCATCAGTTGATCCGCTACGTCACCTGGCCGGAGAATTTCCAACCCCGGCATCCGCCGCCCGTCCGCCGCCATCGCCCGTAACCCGGTTGCGCCAGCGCCACCGGTAGGCCGACCGCCGGGGGAGACGGAGGCAAGTGCTTACGCGGCGGCGAGCGCCTGACGTTGCCGCCGTCGTATCGGTGCCGACCTAATCGGTCGGCTGGCGCTTCGGCATCAGCCAACTGCAGGAGCTGCCCTGCCAACTGACCTCGGTGACGCGGTTGTTTCGCAGCGTGAAGTGGACGTCGCATTGATGCGTTACTAGCTTGGTTGGCTCCGTCACCACCTGCTCGCCATGCACGGTGACCAGTTTCCCGCCGCGGACTTCGGTGCTGGTCGTCTGCACCCTGCGCGTGTCGCCGCCACTGGTGCTGGTTTCACTGAAGTCATAGGTGAGGACACGGGCGCCGGTGGACGTCGTGTAGACCCCATGCGGCGCACCGTAGCGCGACACCAGTTGGTCGTCGGACGCGCCGACCCAGGCGTCCATCTTCTGCTGGGTCTTCTCCCGCAGGCCCATACAGCCACCGAGCGCGACGACCAGCAAGAGGGCCGGCAGCACACGGGCCGGAACAAAAACCGGCGGTTTCGACATGGCCTTGCGCATGGCGGTACTCCCGGTCCGCGTTCTCTGAACGGTATGGCGCCTCACCACAGGATCGGCAGCTTGGCGTGCGCACCGCAATTGTTGCCCCGCCAGGAAACGTCGGTGATGTAGCCGTCGCTGACCGTAAAAGACGCTTCGCACGTCAGACTGAAGGACTGGACCGGTTCGACCACAACCTGTTGGCCGTGCACGGTGTATGACGAGTCAACGGTGCGATAGCCGGAGGAACCGACGAAGCTGTGCCTGCCGGTGGCCGTCGTCGTGGTCGGCACCGTTCTCGTACCGCCGCCGGTTTGGATCTTCTGATCATAGCTGTAGGTGAGAACGCGGTCGCCCGATGACATGGTGTAGACGGACGATGGCGGGCCTTTCTGCGAAATCAGCTTTTGCTCGGCGACGCCGACCCAGGCGTACATTCTCTCGCGGACCTGCTCCGCGGTGACGATGCACCCGCTGAGAACGGACGCGATCAAAAGGGCGGGAACAAACAGCATCTTCCGCATGGCGGTACTCCCAGTTCGCGGCCCTCGGGCCGAACATATTCTCATTATCGTAGCGCCGCACCCCTGAAAGAGGGTTAACGGTGGCTTTTTGCAATTAGGGGTTGGATATGGCGGTGAAACCGGGTGACAGCGGGGCCGCCGGGCCTGGCGCGCGGCGGCTGGCGCTGGGTGTGGCGGCGCTGCTGGCCGGGCTGCTGGCGGGGCCGGCGGGTGCTGCGGCGCAGGGTTATTGCGGCGAGCGCGCGGCGCTGCTGCGCCAGCTCGAGGCAAGCCACCGCGAAGCGCCCGCGGCCAGGGGCCTGACCGGCCGCGGCCGGGTGGTCGAACTCTTGACCAGCGACAGCGGCAGCTGGACGATCATCGTCACCGCGGCGGACGGCACGTCCTGTCTGGTCGCCGCCGGCGAGGCCTGGGAAGCGCTCGCGCCGCCGCCGCCGGGGCAGGGCTCATGACCGCCTCGCTGAACGAACGGGTGCGCATGGCCGACCGGGTCCTGCAATGGCACCCGGTCGCGCGCATGCTGCTGACCGCGCTGGTCACCACCGTGTGCCTGACCGGCAGCGGCATGGCGTTCTATTTCCGCATGGAACACCGGGTCGACAACAACAGCGCCGGGCTGGTCGACGTGAAGGCGACGCAGGGCGAGGTACGCGACGACATCGACGCGGTGCGCCGCTCGGTCGGCCAGATCCAGACCGACCAGCGGGTGCTGACCCAGCGCTTCGAGGACAAGCTGACCAGCGACGAGAAATTCCAGCAACGCACCGACCGCGCGCTGGAACGCATCCAGCGCCTGCTCGACCGGCAGAATTACAATGACGGCAGGTAGGTGGCGATGTTGATTGAGGCGGCGATGCATCAGGCCCCAGACCCATTCATCCGACAGCGCGACACGGCGTCGTTGTGCGCGGTCCAGACATCGCCACTGTACCGACGCAAGGCAGGAGTGTAGCTAAAATCAGAAGACGGAACTGCAAACTACCAACCAACAACGATTGCAAGCAGCCACCAGCAAGCTGGCATCCAGCAGTCGCCCGATCACTCCGCCGCTTACGGCACGTAGGCGCCGTTCTCCCGCCTACTCGCACTTCAAGGATTGAGGCCCAATTCGCCCATTTCGGATGAGGTTCAAGGTTGTACTTCGGTGGTGGCAGCTAGTATTTGGCAGGAATAGTTGTTCCGCTCCGGCATTCTCTCCGCGATGTACAGGTGTCGGTGGCTCCCCTTTCGAGAATCCTAGTGGATCTTTCCTCTTAAGGTGGCCTGTTTGCCTGCAACAATCGCCGCCCATTCCGCATCCCTTGGTTCCACGCTATCTAAGATCCTCAATGCCTCTGAGTAATTGCCACTCGCTCCGCCAAAATCCCCGATCATCTCCAATATGATGGCGAGATGAAGGTGAGCGTCGAACCATCGGCGAGGCGTGTCTTTCTTTGTGTACAACAAGATGGCTGCTTCAGCGTGCTCCTTGGCCATGTATGCTAGCTCCAAGTTGCGCTCTTTCTCCGCCATCTGGCCATATGCGGTTGCGAGATTGAAGTTATAAAGCGCGAACTCACCTCTCGACTTTGAGGTTGATAGCAGTATCCGCCAAAGCTCAATTGCTCGGTTCTGCGCGTCCTTGTCACTAAGTGCGAAACCGGCCTTCCATATTGCCGATGCCGCCATTGACCTTGTGTGTTTCTGAATATCCTGAGGAACATCAAGTGCGAGTATCTTCTCAGCTTCAATTATCACTTTGCGCCATCCAGTGTTCTTTTCCAGAAGTTCCGCATGTGTGGCAATGGCACTAATTAGATTACCTCGGACTCCAGCTGCTTCAGAGGCGCTTTCTAGTGATTCTCGAAGAGCATTTACGCCGCGCTGTGCTAGTGCAGGGTCTTCATTCAGCTCCGCTAGAAATTGATATGAAAGCCCAAGCAAGTTCAGCGGCATGGACAAGTCTAGATCTTCTGGTCGATTTGAATCGCTAATAAACTCCTCAATATAGTAAATTGATCTCTCTAGCCACTCACTGGTCCCGAGGCTTTCACTCAAGAAAAGACTGCTCTTGGCGTAGCCCCATAAGAGCGCAACCTTCGTATCCCAGCTAAACTTTCCAAATCCTTCCCAACGGATGAGAGCCTCGGTTTTTGCCGCTAAATCTTGTATTCTTTCGGTCGGCACGTTTGCTGGCAGACCTGCCGCTAGAGGTCTGAATAGAGATAGAATTACCGCCTCTCTGACTACGTTTTCGGAGAACGTCTTGGAAATTTTGGCGTCCTGAATATTGTAATTCTCTATGTAAACGACAGGAATCCAATTATTGATAAAACCGATACGAAGACTGGAGTCTTTTTGAACAACATCTCCCCAAATCAAGAAATCAGCTTTTCTTTCGGACAATATCGCATTGGCCTCGCTTGTCACCGCCGCTTTTATCTCAGTTTGCGCCCCAACAGAGCCAAAAGCGAGGACTCGGCAAGAATGCACAACCTCAACACCTTCAAAGGATTGAAGTGCTGATCTTAAATAATCGGTTTGTCTACCGTGAGGATCATTTCTTAATCTTAATAGAACGATTACAAATTTGTCTTCTGGTAATATTGGGCTGATTACATTCCATCTATACCATTCATTTAAAGAGCATGAAATTTGTTGTGGTGTTGGAAGAATAAAATTAAGTATACCAGTTGAATAAGCTACAAAAAAAGCAGATATAATGCCTAAAAAATATAAAAGAGTGTGTTTTATTAATAGCTTCGATGTATAATTACTTTTTTTATGTTTGTATTTACTCGGTTGCCGTGGTGCCCGTCGACGTAAGTACTTATTTCTTTGGTATTTGGCCAT